GATAACTAGACGCCCGAAAAACGGCTAGGCACAGAGAATTTTTAAGGGGGTTACATGGGTGAGCAAATACAGATAGTTACAGAAATTACCATGATAAACAAGGACAATCTGGTAAAGATGCCCTACAATCCGAGACAGGACATAGACCAGAAGGCCATAAAGAAGCTAGAGAAGCTGATTAAGGTTCATGGCTTTCAGAACCCATTGAACGTATGGGAAGAGGTTACTGGATCGTATCTGATACTTGCTGGGAACCATAGGTACGAGGCTGGATGTAATCTTGGCATTACAGATTTCCCTTGCGTAATTTATGAAGGTACAAAGAAGCAAGCGATGATGCGCTGTATCTCGGACAATAAGAGCAATGAGTGGACTGATTGGGATAAGCCAAGGCTCAAAGAAATATTGATTGAGATTGATGACGGACAGACCGAGCTTAGGGATACGGGATTTGATTTGCATGAGATTGAGTTAATGATGACGGAATTAAGGCAAGATGGCTCAAAGATCGAAGACACTACTGGTTCTAGGGAATGTCCGCAATGTGGGTATAAATTTTAGATATGGCTGATACGATAAAAATTACAGAATTTCCACTTGATAAACTTGTGGGTGATAGTGACTCTGTATTTGGGTTTAGCATTACGAACTACTACGCTCTTGCAAGGGAGGGAAAGCTACCCAAGCCCATTGATGGGAAGGTTGACCTGATAGATGCAGTTGTATCTAATCGAAAGAGGATAGAGCATGAGATAAAGCGGTGGCGTGATCTCTACGATGATCTAAAAGATATTAGCAGCCCGAAGTCTAGGCTACAGAATACAAAGGCAGACCGAGAATTACTAAAGCTCAAGAAGGAGCAGGGTGAGCTTATAAGGGCAGAAGTGGCAAGGACATTGTGGGGAATGGTTATTATGAACATGAAATCAAAGCTACTAGCCATGCCGACAAAACTGGCTCCGTTGATTACAGGATTAAACAAGACGGCAGAGATCAAGGAAGTGATAGAAAAATATACATATGAGGTAGCTAATGAACTTAGCAATCCAGAGTTCGGAGATGTATCCAAGTATGGAGTGGTCAGTAGTGCAGGAGGTGTCAAGCCTAGCAAGGCCACCAGAAAGACTAAAGGTAAGCGAGTGGGCAGACCAAAGAAGGCAGTTAAGCCCGGAAAGTAGCGCGGAACCTGGGCAATGGTACACGGAAAGGGCGGAGTATTTGAGGGGGGTTATGAATGCTTTTGATGATCCATTGGTTGAAACGGTGGTGTGCATGTTCTGCTCTCAATCTGGTAAGACCGAGGCACTTTTAAATATGGTAGGAAGGCATATTGACATTGACCCATGCCCGATACTTATGATCCAGCCGACACTGGAAATAAGTGAGGCATGGTCGAAGGATCGGCTAAATCCAATGCTGAGAGATACAAGATGCTTACACGGTAAGGTTAAGGACTCAAAGCTAAAGGATTCAGATAATACCATAAAACACAAGGCATTTAAGGGAGGGCACTTAACGGTAGCAGGAGCAAACAGCCCTGCGTCTCTAGCAGGTAGACCGATACGGATTGTTCTATGTGATGAGATAGACCGCTACCCAATAAGCGCTGGCATTGAGGGTGATCCGGTTGACCTCGCGCGAAAGAGGGCGACAAACTTCTGGAACCGGAAGATCGGGTTGACAAGCACGCCCACGCAAAAAGGCATATCACGCATAGAAATGGCCTATGAGCAATCAGACAAGCGTAAATACTATGTGCCATGCCCCTCATGCGGGCGGTATCAGTGGCTTAAATTTAGTCAGTTGAAATGGCCTCAAGATCATCCAGAACAGGCTAGGTATGAGTGCGAGCTTTGCCCCTACCTATGGACTGATTACGAGAACATCAAGGCCGTAAAACTAGGTGAATGGCGGGCGGAGGCGGAGTTTAATGGAACGGCTGGCTTCTGGCTTAACGGATTATATTCTCCTTGGCTTACGTTTTCCGACATCACTAAGGAATTTTACAAGGCCAAAGGCAACAAGGAAACTCTAAAGGTGTTCACGAATACGATCCTTGCCGAGACATGGGAAGAGTCGGGAGAAGAGATTGACGAGGGGATGCTGTTAAAGAGGGTTGAAAAATATGGAAAGACCATCCCCGCCGGAGCAGCTGTTTTGACCTGCGCAGTAGACGTACAGGATAACCGGTTAGAGGCTGAGGTGGTTGCCTGGGGCGACAAAGAAGAATCATGGTCGATGGATTACCGTGTGTTTTATGGATCTCCGGCATTGTCAGATGTATGGAACGAATTAGACGCATATATCAATGAATCATGGGAGCACGAGAGTGGGATCAAGATGAAGGTTGCGTGTACCACCATAGACACAGGAGGCCACTATACAAAGCAAGCATATTCGTTTGTTAAGACCAGAGAGGGTAGAAGGGTATATGCCATTAAGGGATCGAGCCAGCCAGGACAACCGATTGTATGCAAGCCGTCAAAGCGTAACATAGCAAACGTGATGCTGTTCAGTATTGGTACTGACACGGCAAAGGATCAGATATTTGCAAATATGAAAATAGAAGATCACGGGCCAGGGTATATGCATTTTCCAGACAGATACACAAAAGAATATTTCGATCAACTTACCGCAGAGGTTGTAAGAACAAGATACATCAAGGGAAGGCCACATAGGGTATACGAGATAAAGCAAAGCGGATTGAGAAATGAAGCACTTGACCTGAAGGTTTATAATCTTGCGGCATTATCTATACTCAATCCAAACATGGAATACCTACTTGGACAGCTAATAGAGCAGTCAAAGGAGATAAAGCAAGAGGTAGTTGAGAAAGTCAAAAACGAGGAATACGAACATACGGTAAGGTCAGAAAAGAAGTGGGGAAATAGGTCCCGAAACTGGATGGGGGGAATATGAGAGAAATTAAGTTTAGAGCATGGGATAAAGAAAGATTAGAAATGTATTATCCATCAACAGAAGATAATTATGCAATTACACTTAGCGGTATTCCTATATGGTTTCATCCAGCAGAAGGAACAGATGAAAAAGAAAAATTTATCATCATGCAATACACTGGTTTCAAGGATAAAAATGGTAAGGAGATTTACGAGGGGGATGTTGTTGAAATATCCCATGAATATGCCAGTAGATTAAATTGGACAATTATATGGAAAGATACTGGTTTCGTTTTATACAATGGCCTTAATAGTTTTCGCAATATAGAGACCTACTATATTGATATTGAAAAAGACAATGATGAATATTTATTTTATCATAAAAACTTTACTGTAGTGGGTAATATCTACGAAACCCCAGAACTCACAGGAGAATAGCATGAGCGAATATTTAGAAAATAAACTTGAGGGGAAAAAGGAAATTTATCTATTTCTTAAAACCAACTTAAAAAGACTTAATTTTTATTTATTTGAAGATCTTCATAAAGATAAAATACCAGCAATTAAAGATGGGAAAATATGGGTAGCAGATAAGGAAAATTTAAGAGAATGGTGGAGGCGAAGAACAAATAGGAGCGTATAGAAAAAATCCTGTAAAGTATCTTTATTGCACCTTTTATATACCCGATATATACCCGATATATACCTAATATATACCACTTTTAATTTTCCATAAAAAACCAATGATAAATAGTAGCCATGCAAGGAGTGTATCATGGCTACTGATATACCTACTACAGAGCCTAGTATCATTGTTGCTGGAGATACTATCGCGTGGGACCGTGAGGATCTTACAAATGATTATCCCTCGTCTACGTGGACTCTTAAATATCACTTAGCCAACAGAACTAGCCACTACGATATAACCGCCACAGCAGATACTCTGGGTGATGATACATTTTCGATTACCATAACGCCAGCCGTCACCGCAACCTATGTCGCTGGCTTTTATAATTGGGACGCTTATGTCTCTAAAGGCTCAGGCGCAACGCTTGAACGATACCGAATTGATTTTGGGACGCTAGAAGTAAGGCCGAACCTCGCAAGCCTGCCAGCAAGTTACGATGACCGCACCCATGTAAAGCGCACCCTTGATGCAATCGAGGCAGTGATCGAGGGCAGGGCTACATCAGACCAGGAAAGCTACACCATCGGTAATCGTTCTTTATCGCGCATACCGATAGCAGAACTCCTTAAATTCAGATCTCAGTATGCGCTCTGGTATCAGAACGAACTCGCAGCCGAGGCCATAAACAACGGCGTTGGAACAGGCCGTAGAGTTGTCACGAGGTTTGTAGATTGAACTGGACACCGTGGAAAAAGAAACATAAGAGAGGGTTCGATGCTGCTGACACACTCAACAGACTCGTCTACGATTGGGTGCGTGCTGTCACTTCTGCCGACACAGAAATAAGAAACTCTCTTACATCACTAAGAGCCGGATCACGAGAACTTGAGCGCAATAACGATTATCATAAAAGATTTTTAAATCTCTGCGAAATAAACATTATCGGTCATAACGGATTTGTCTTACAAAACAGGGCAAAGCAACCATCAGGCGAGCAAGACACAAGCGCAAACCAAATCATTGAGGCAGCATGGCAAGATTGGTGCAGGAAAGGCAACTGCACCACAGACGGAGAAATGTCGTTCTGGAAGTTTTCAAAAACCGTCCTTCGTTCCGTTGTCCGTGATGGCGAAGTTATAATTCGAAAGGTTAAGGGCTACAACAATAAATATAAATTCGCCCTGCAAGCCTATGAAGCAGACTACCTCGATGAAACATACAACGTATCAAGACTAGACAACGGCAATACAATACGCATGGGGGTCGAGTTTGACCAGTGGGGAAAGCGTGTTGCCTACTGGATGCTTACCGTACATCCAGGCGATATTAACCTTTCAGTCAATAGAAGTCAGTACCGCATCAGGATAGATGCATCAGAGATCATACATCTCTATGTAGCAGACCGATTTCATCAGTCGAGGGGCGTCCCGTGGGCGCACACGGCCATGACTCGTATACAGATGGTAGGCAAGTACGAATATACCGAGCTTGTCGCTGCCAGGGTCGGAGCCGCACAGATGGCTTTTTTCATGCCTCCTGCTGGGGTTGTAGGTGATGAGTACAAAGGGGACGGGAAAGATAATGGTAACATAGTCAAGGACGCAAGCCCTGGGCAATTTGAAGTTTTACCTCCTGGCTATGATGTTAAGACGTTTGATCCAAACCACCCAAACACAAACTACAATGATTTTATCAAAGGCATTCTCAGGGGCGTTTCTTCTGGCCTTGGCGTTTCTTATAATTCGCTATCTTCCGATTATGAATCAGTTAATTATTCAAGTGGCCGCCTTGCCTCCCTTGACGAGAGGGATATGTGGCGTTTGCTACAAAGATGGGTCATTGAGGATTTTCTTAATATAATATTTTCCGAATGGCTTGATATATTTCTCATCTCAGGTCTTACCACCCTGCCTTACTCTAAGCTTGAAAAATTCAATGCCCCATTCTGGCAGCCGCGCGTGTGGGACTGGGTAGACCCAAGCTCAGATATAGATGCCGTGATTCGTGCGCTAGACTATGGCCTCACAACAAAATCAATGGAACTGATGAAGCGTGGCCTCGACTTTGACGACACGCTTGAACAGCTAAAGACTGAAAAAGACAGCACGGAAAAGTCAGGGCTTCAGTTCGGAAAGCTCGCAGAAATACTCGCAAACATGGGGCTTTATCCAAAGACTGTCAACATACCAAAAAAGGAGGGCAACGAATAATGCCGCTAACCAAGATAAAAACAAGCAAGTTGTATCGCACCCTAGAACTGCCAAAGGACGGAGCAATAGACGTTGAGAAGCGCACAGTCGAGATGACGTTCTCATCTGAGGAACCCTGCGAGCGTTATTATGGACAGGAAGTTTTAGATCACGAATCAAAATCAATCAGGTTAACCCGCCTAAAGCAGGGCGGAGCAATCTTGGTCGATCATAATCGAGGGGATCACGTTGGTGTTATCGAAGAAGTCAATGTTGGTGATGACAGGAAATGTCATGCGAAGGTGCGCTTTGGAAAGAGCAACCGCGCCAATGAGATATTTAACGATATCATAGACGGAATAAGACGATTTACCTCAGTCGGATACATCATCCACAGAATGCAGTTGGAAGAAAAAGATGAGGTTCAGGGAATCTCCAAGTATCGAGCAGTTGATTGGGAGCCGCTAGAAATCAGCATTGTATCAGTCCCGGCAGACGTAACAGTTGGCATTGGCCGGGCATTAGAGGGGGAGACCTCTTACGATGTTGAAGTCTACGAACCCCCTAAACCACCAGAAGAAACCAGGGAAATCAAAACAGATCAAAGAAAGGACAAAAAACGCATGGAAAAATGTTTAGTATGCGGAACTGATCTGGTTAATGGCAAATGTCCGGCATGTGAAGCAAGGAATGAAGCGAGGGAAAAAGAAACCTCTCGTATCCGTGAGATCACAGCAATCGGGCAGAAACATAATCAGGTCGAGATGGCGACAAAATATATCGCCGAAGGGAAGAGTATTGATGACTTTAGGGCTTCAATACTTGATGCAATTCCTAAGCCAGCAGCTCTTGCAATCGAAACCAAGATTTATGGAGAGAACGGACAAGAGATGAAATACGGTCCCTTCCGTTCATTCGGGGAGCAGATGGGCGCAGTAGCAAACTCCGATATAGGTGGAAAAGTAGACGAGAGATTATTCCAGGTAAGAGATATTTCAGGAATGTCGTCAACTGTTCCCTCTGATGGTGGATTTCTTGTTCAGACAGATTTCACCTCAGAGCTTTTAAAGAGAACCTATGATACAGCACAGTTAGCCAGCCGTTGTAAGAAGTACCCTATCTCTGCCAATTCAGACGGATTTGAGGGACCGATGGTTGATGAAACCAGCCGTGCAACCGGATCAAGGCTCGGCGGGGTACAGGTTTATCGTGCATCGGAAGCAGATAAAGTTACCTCGAAGAAACCGAAGTTCGGAAAATTTGAGATTCGTTTAGAGGATCTTAAGGGTCTTTGCTATATCACCGAAAGACTTTTGAAAGACACCACAGCACTTGAGGCCTTTGTTTCCGATTCTTTCGTAGAGGAAATGGGATTCAAAATTGATGATGAGATTGTAAGGGGAACAGGCGCGGGTCAGTGTCTTGGTATTCTCAATTCAAGCGCATTGGTAACAGTGGCGAAAGAAACCTCTCCGGCACAGTCAGCAGATACTGTTATTTCAGAGAACATCGAGAAGATGTATGCTCGTATGTGGACTCGTTCTCTGGCATCTGCTATTTGGCTTATCAATCAGGAAGTATGGCCTCAGTTGTTTAAACTGTCTCATACCTTCGGATCGTCTACCACTCAGTCGGGAACTCCTGTATTTATGCCTCCAAATGGCCTTTCACAGGCTCCTTTTGGTATGCTGATGGGTAGAGCAATCCTTCCAATCGAGCAGTGTTCGGCCCTTGGTGACGTTGGCGACATCGTACTTGTCGATCTTTCACAGTACCTCTTGATTGATAAAGGGGGAATCGAGCAGGCATCATCTGTTCATGTTCGTTTTGAGTATGATGAGATGACCTACAAGTTCAACTATCGCGTCAATGGCCAGCCAGTATGGAAAACAGCACTCACACCATACAAGGGTGCAAGCACAGTAAGTCCGTTCATCGCACTTGCTGAGAGAGCGTAAGGAGGGAATATATGAGCAAAATCACAATAGCAGAACATACCCATGTGGTTAATATCATCCCTCCCGTTGATATAAACGGTACAGGGAAAAGCTCTGATGTGTTCTCTCTTGAGAATTACAACAGATGCTCAATCATACTACAGATGGGGGTTACTGGTTGCCCAGTAACTGTCACGGTGCAGGAATGTGACGACTTCACCCCTGCCAATTCCACGGCAATCGCTTTCAGTGTCTACAAAGAAGAGACAGCATTGGGCGATACATTAGGGTCAAGAACTGCGGTCACATCGGCGGGTTTTTCAACTTCTGCGAACGACAACATCTTTTACGTTATCGAGATTGAAGCTGCGGAACTTTCAGACGGGTATCCATGTGTGCGACTCGTTCTTTCTGATCCCGGCGTATCAACCATTGTCAGCGCAGCAGCAATCCTTTCAAGCCCTCGGTATCTACCAAGTGAGACAGCGATTGCGTAACTTTTCACAGGGAGGGGCTTCGGCCTCTCCCACTTCTCATACTTGGAGTGATTAATGGCAGAATAATGTATGATTAACTCACAGAATCAGGAACTAAGGCAGTTTATCATAAAGCATGAGGGCTACAGGAGGAAGCCCTATTTATGTCCTGCGGGTAAAAATACCATAGGCGTTGGCTGGAACATGGATGCTAACCCACTTCCGAGAGATATCAAGGCATATCTTGATGATCATGGAGAGATAACCGACACAATGGTTTATAGGCTTCTCGACCTATCGTTAGATACTGCCATTGAAAACTGCCTTAAATTGTATAATCATTTCAAGGAATTTCCAGAGAAGATTCAGATGTGCCTTGTTGATCTCATGTTTAATATGGGACTTGGTAAGATGAAAAAGTTTGTTAATACCAATAGGTTTATAGAAGATAAAGACTGGAAACTAGCAGCCAACGGATTAAAGAATAGTCTTTGGTATAAGCAGGTGGGAGTAAGGGCAAGGGAGATAGTAAAAATAATTGCTGAGATGGAGGGTTAAATGGGTTTACTAGCAAAGACTGGAACTGCAATAGCCACTGGTGTTGTCAAGGAAACAGTAGGGTCAGTTAGTGATCTTGTTCAGGGCATTATTGCCACACTCAAGGGTGACGTAACGCCAGAAAAGAAAGCCGAGCTATTAATGCAGGCAAAGAACGCAGAAACACAGATAGCCCTTGCACAGGCGCAGATTAATCAGGAAGAAGCAAAAAGCGCGAATATGTTTGTGTCAGGCTGGCGTCCTGCTGCTGGATGGGTGTGCGTATTTGGTCTATCATATCAGTTTGTCATCTTCCCTTTTTTCACATGGGGTTGCAATAATTTCAAGTGGATAGCACCACCGAGTCTTGATATGGCCGTCCTCGTCAATCTTCTTTTTGGAATGCTTGGACTTGGCACTCTAAGGACTGTAGAAAAATACATAGGGAAGTCGAGGGATTAATTATGACTGATCCTGTAACCCTGGTAGCAAAAGACTTCTGTACGTTTGAAATGGAGTTTAGCGACTACAGATCAATGCCCGAAGATATGAGGGCAAAATTTATATTCAGCACCATTTCAAATTCTCAGGAAAATCTTAACCGTGTTCGGTGCGAATTTAACGAACAGGTTGGGGTAGTTTTAGACAAGCAGAATGATTTTATGAAACAAATGAGGGATGCACAGGAGAAGATGTTTGCGAGAATAGAAGAAGAACGAAACGAGTTCATAAAAACAGTGGATGAAAGGGTAAAGGAAACGTTAGGGAGAAAAGCATATTGGGGTGGATTTACTTCAATGCTGCCCATCTCAATACCCATGACTATAGCATTCGTTCTCTTTATATGGGGGAAAATATTTTGAACATCCTCTACGTCACAGAGACAAAATCAGGGTGCTACAAGGCACGATCTGTAGTGCCTAAGAAATACCTAGAAAAGCGTGGTCATACTGTGCATATCGCCGAGAATGGCAAGTCGTACAAGGACATAGACGTAACAGTATTTTTCAGGGGCTTCCATGGACAGAACAATGTCGCAGAGTTTGCGAGATCAGTAAAAGAGCAAGGGTCTAGGGTTATCTATGATACAGACGATGCGCTCGGATCAATAGAGAGACACAACGCAGCGTACAGATATGTCAAGGATGCAGAAGTTCAAACCAGACAATTACTAAAAGAAGTGGATGCAATCACGACTACGACAGAAGAATTAAAGGGAAGATACGCGCCTATAAAGCCCTCCTTTGTTTTACCCAACTCAATGGACTTAACCGAGTGGAGAGAGCGCAACCACGCAAGCGACAGGCTCAGGATCGGGTATTCAGGCGGGGTTACTCACATCAAGGATATAATGATCATACTTGATGTGGTCAGAGAGTTGCAAGAGAAGAACGGATTTATCTTTGTACTGCATGGATTCTCTGATTTTCCCACGTTAGATAGCTTCATTGAATACATTAGGATGGGTATTTTTAAGTGTGATCCTGTTATTTTTAATCAGTTTGAAAAGATACATAACAAACTACAAGACATTGAGTATGAATTTCATCCTGCCGTAAATTATGAATGGTATCCAGAATCACTGAGAAGTCTTGACCTTGATATAGGTCTTTGTCCCCTTGAAGATACGCCGTTCAACAGGTCAAAGAGTTGCATCAAGTTTTATGAATATTCTCTCGTGGGAACTACCGTGCTTACTTCGGACGTTCTGCCCTACTCTAGGGAAGTTACTTACAGGGCAAGGAACGAAGCGGAATGGCGCAAGAAACTGGAACGGCTCATCACTGATAATCAATTTAGGGAATCTCTACATAGAGAGCAAAAACAATGGGTCATGGAGAATCGAGACATGGCAAGGAATGTAGCATTATGGGAACAAGCATATGGCATTCTGGATTGATGATCTCCCGTATTTTTACAATGATTTTTACTACACCGCTACATTCGGCGGTGCTACGATTAAGGTCTGGATGGAAGAGGCATATGCGGAGCGTATGGTCGATGGTATACCGGTCGAGGTACATACATTGATCAGCGATGCTGAAGAGGCTGACATGGCCACGGCCAAGCAGGGAGACTCAATCGTTATCAATGGCAAGACCTATTACATCATTGACCCCAAGCCCAATGGAACAGGCATGATAGAATTTCAACTAAGCGAGGTGGCCGTTGGCTGACACTATTCGACATTTAATCATCGACAAGATGAACACCGAGTTTGCGAAAATGACAACAGCAAACGGTTATAAGACAAATATCGGAACATATTATCACGAGTGGAAAACATGGCCTATCCCTCACGACAGAGCATACGAAGCAACCCTTATGGATTTATCAGACGACATATCAGATCATTCAACGGGGGCAACTTATATCCATTATCACAAGCTTTCCCTGGAAATAAGAGTGGGCGGAGTTATGACCACAGCAACCGCACGAGACATTATAGCAGACATTAACAAGTGCATAGGGGCTAATCTTACATGGGGAGGGTATGTTGTTAGGACACTCCCGGGATCAGATTCAATGGAAGTAGTGCAGGAAGAACAAAAGATCGTGGGCGCAACAGTGCGTTTCTCGGTCGAATACCGGACAAAAGCATGGGATCATACATCCATGCAATAAGGATTTGAGATGATACACCAAAAAAAGAACATCCCAAGGGATTGCGGATCATTTATTCTAGACGAAAACGGGGAACGAGTGCCGAACCCGAACGATGAAGCAATGAGAGAACGATATAACCTTTTTAAGGTTATAGATAGTAAAGACATAAAAAAGAGAAAGAAAGGGAAGAAAGGGGAAATAAAAAATGAGAGCTGATCGAGGGATTATTTACGCAAAGATTGAAACAAGCTACGGCGTTGATCCGTCTCCAACAGTGGCGATACTGGCAACGCAACCCACGCTTGAACCAATAGCAGAGACAAGGGAACGAAGTGTAGTCATACCTACTTATGGAAAGCTGCAGCCTAATCACATAGGAATGGGGCTTAAAATCTCATTCTCATGCGAGATGAGGGGATCCGAAACAGCGACCACGCCTCCTGGGATCGGGTGCTTATTGAGCGCCTGCAACTTGACAGAAACAGTGGGTGCATCATATGTAGACTACGATCTTAACAGCACACAAGACGGAGAGAGTGTAGCGATACTGTTTTACCAAGATTCCATACTGCATAAGATTCTTGGATGCGTGGGGAATGTATCGGGCAAGACTTCTGTAAACGATTATATGATGTTCGATTTTGAGTTCACGGGAATCTATGCTGGTCCTACTGATTCAACCGCACCGTCTCCAACATTCACCGATGCCGACGTGCCACCTGTGCTTAACACCGCAGCCTTTACTTATCAGACATACGCTGCCTGCATCTCTGCTTTTGAGTTTAACCTCAACAACGTAATCAATAGGCGTGACTGCGCTAATGAGGCCACAGGGGTTGAAAGGTACTTTATTTCTCAGAGATCAGTAGGTGGTTCATTCGATCCCGAAGTCCCCACACTTGCCACATTCAATCCGTGGACAATTGCAGAGAACGACACCGCAGGGGCATTGACCATAACCGTTGGATCAGTAGCCGGAAATAGATGTGTAGTGTCCGCGCCTAGCGTTGTGAATGAGCATCCAAAGTATGGCAGCAGGGAAGCCACGCTTACCTATGATCTGGCATGGACTTCTCACCCGACACTTACGGCGGGGAACAACGAACTCAAGCTGAGATTCAGCTAAGGGGGCTTTGTGAGGATACATACAAAATCTCAGTTTAATTTAATGGAGATACCCGATCCTTTAAGTGGAAAGCCGTTCGGTGTCTATTATAGAATGCCTACAACTAAAGAGCGCGTTGCGTATGCACGTAAGTTATCCGGCGGAAGGAATGATAATCCAGAGGATGCGGTTGACCGTGTATATGCAGCACGTGAAGAGTTTGGGTTCGAGATTATTACAGGGGTCAGGGACGGGGATCTTGGCATAGAGGAAGAAGTGGGGAGTGAGACAAAGCCCATCTCCTCTACTCCTGAAAGCCCTGACTATTGCGAGAAGTGGAAGGATGTACTCAAGGATTCATGCGCTGACCTGATCCTTAAGTTCGCTGCAAAGATATTCGAGGGCGAACCATTCCCAGAGGAGTTCCAGGAGAAGCGATTGAAGATGTTTATTGATGAGTATGTCAAGGCAAATACCAAAGAGGAGGAGAAAAATGAAATAGTCCCTTTCGAGAGCAACTCAAAAAGTTAAGGAATAATTGCGATGCTGAACAGAGGAAGCGGTGCGAGTTCAACTATAAGAAGCTTGGGCCAGAGTGGATCAAGGCCATGTGTGCCAGGTGTCCAAATGCCAAGACATACGAGCCTACACAATGGTTCAGGACAATATGGCTTTTGCACCGACTTCAACTGTCCGGCTATCCTTTTGAGGCTGACGAGTTAGATTTAGAAGAATGGCTGGCAATAGGCGAGATGAGAGATGCGCTACATATCACAGAGATTGAGGCGATGAATGCCAAACGAAAATAAAGTTCATGTACCCATAACGGCTGATGATTCCGATTTACAGGCGGCGTTTGCCCGATCTGGAAAGACGATTGATAATTTTCACAATAATGTACTGACATCTACGAAGAAATTTGCCGCCGATTTTCAGAAGCATTGGGTCGGTATAGCAGCAGCAGCCGGAACTGCTATGTATGCCGCAAAAAAAGCATGGGATACTGCTAGCATGGCGGCTGAGTTTTTGCAAGAGAGAGCTGCTCTGGAAAACCTTGCAGCTTCATATGGTAAATCTTCAAGTCAGATTATAAATGATTTAAAACAAGTATCAGCCCAAACAATTGATACAAGGACTATCATTGAAAAAGCAGGTACTGCTATGCTCCTTGGTATACCTGCGGATAGGCTTACAAAACTTATGGAGATTGCAAGGGCTTCGTCTAGGGTAACAGGTAATTCAATATCAGAGTCGTTTAGTGATATATCACTTGCCGTTGGACGTCAATCAAGGATGATACTTGATAATCTTGGAATCATCGTAAAAGTAGAAGATGCAAATAAAAAATATGCCGCTAGTCTGGGTAAAGTCGCAACAGAACTTACAGAGGCCGAAAGAAAAGAGGCATTTTTAAATGCAACAATGATAGCAGGAGAAGACATTATACGTAGAGTTGGTCTTGAAACCAATACTATAAATGAAGACATGCAAGCATTTGAGGCAACAGTTAAAGATTTACAATTAAGCATGGGGATTCTTACTATACGAGGTGGTGCTGGCGTAATAGGCATGTTTGATATGGTAGCTGCAGGCGCATTAAATACAGCATCATATCTTTGGAAACTAATCGAAGGTCTTACATATCTACAGCTAAAAACAAAAGAATTTCTTAGGGCTGATAAGGACGAAATAAATGCTTTAAAGAGGACTTACGAGGAAACAAAGAAGGTAGGCGATAACCTGGCAGGAGCAGCCGGAGAGCTTGCCAATAAGGCAGTGAGGAAGTTTGAGGTAATGACTGCTTCGCTAGACAAACTCGCCGCCGCTTCAGGTAAAGTATCGATTAGCAATATTATACCAGATACCACAGTATCAGACACAAAAGATAAGCTTGCTAGCCTAAAAGAAGAGTATATTAAATTTGTCAATGACATTGAGATTGCCCAGCAGAAGGGCATTGATAGAGAGCTAAAGGAAGTCGATGTATGGGCTTCTGAAAATATAAAGAAGTTTCAAAAGATCACAGGGGCAAGGGAAATCATAGAGCAAGAGGCCGCAAGAAGAAGGGTAGAAATAGAAGTAAACGCCTCAAACGATATTGCCCTTGCTACGATTAAGTCAGAGCAGGATTCACTTAAAAGAAGAATAAGCCTTGAAAATGACATGGCTCAATATGTAGCTCCAACGATAGACAACATCAAAACAAAATATGATCTTGAAAAACAAAGCCTACAATTAAGCATTCAAGAGCTTGATGTAAAATATCTACAGGCAACTGAAGAAGCAGATAAAAACTCAATACTGAAAGAACAAGAAGCCATAAGAAAAGAAATTCTTAATATAGACATCAAATCAGCATATGAAGTGGACATGGATAGGATTAAGGGGCAGATCGAACTTAACGATCTATTGCAGCAAGAGAAAGATTTTCGCAACTCCATCCGTAACGATATTATTGAATCCGCCCTCGATATGGGAGATCAATCCGGTGATGTTGGTGCAGGGATAAACGATTCACTTAATAATGTATCTTCCATGGCCAATTCCGAAGATGAAACTCAAAAGCAAATGGATCAGTTAAATGATATGTTTATCAAGAAGCTCGAAATATCGGGTAAGTTTAATGATCTTGAGATCGAGAATTTACGGTCTAAGAAGGGATTAGAACTAGAAATAGAACTAGAGGCCGCAGCTCAACTAGCCGATATGGACGAAGCCCTTGCCAAGAAAAGAGAGGATGCAGAAAATTTATCATGGAAAAGAAAAACCAAAATGGTTCAATCCTCTTTTGGGGCTATGGCCGGAATAGCGCAGGCGTTTTATGCGTTATCAAACAACCAAAATGAAAAAGCATTCAAGGCTTATCAGGCGTTTGCAATAGGGGAAGCATTAATATCTACATATGCGGGTGCGGCGAGAGCTTTAAAGGATTATTCATTCCCATATTCTCTTGCTGTAGCTGCATTGGTAACAGCTCAGGGCATGGCACGAATAAATGCGATAGCATCGCAGAGGCCTGGTGATAGTACAAGTTCAACGGAATCAGGATCTACAGGGGCAATAGGAACAGAGACGCCCACCATATCGGAATCATCGGTGCTGGAAGTGGAAAAACAGCCGAGTGCATCATATCAAATTTACATTTACGGCAATGTGTATGATCAAGATCGACTGGCCAGGGAACTCGTGCCAGCCCTTGAAAAGGCTAGACGGGATGGTGCTAGATAGATGCAGAATCCGATAATATTATTTGACAATGTATATACGTTAGGCACACCCACGGCCACTGACACTGAAATAGGATATTCGGTCTTAAATATTTCCGATCTTAAAACATATACGTGGTGGCAAGCCAACTCTAATGGTACGAAATATCTCGCTATTGATTGTTCTACGGCACAGACGGTCAACTGCCTAGCGGTAATAGGGCATAACTTTTTTACGTCAAGCGCAACAGTGAGCGTGGAAAGCTCTGTAAATGGTTCAGACTGGACTGAGAGGCTTGCAGGATTCACGGTAACAACTGACAAGGCGTTCATGAAATTGATCTCTGAAGTATCAGCGCGCTATTGGCGTATCAAGATTGTCACAGCTTCAATCGCTCCAAAAGTTGCGGTTCTATTCCTTGGAGACAGGATCGATTTCGCTTACCCTCCCGACTGCCCTTATTTTCCTTACCAGATCAAGGCAGAAAATACGGCGCAGATAAGCAAGCGGGGCAACGTACTTGGTGTGCTTAATGATCTGGCAAGCATCTCCATAACCCCGAAGTTCTCAAACATTGATCGGTCATGGTTCACAACATATCTTGAGGACTGGTATTTTAATCATGCGAGATACGGCAAGCCTTTCTTCTATGCGTGGGATTTAACCACATTTCCCACTCATGTCTACTACGTATGGCTTGCAGACAACTATGTGTTTAAGCCGTCCTTGAGCGTGTCTGCCTATGTGGACGACATAACCATTAACCTTGAAGGTTACTACGAGGACGATTAATGGCATACTCAACTAACCTAGCCCTCTACAATCGCACAAAAGTAAGCGTTGTCCTTCTCTATATGGATTACTGCGCCAATACTTACGGATCAATTTTGAGGGGAACGAAGTCTTTAGGTTCTGTAATGGTAGGAGACGGAGGGGCTACAGAAGAAATATACCTTCCCACTGACTGTACGGCCTCAGCATTGCCTAAGTGCTACAACACGTATGCAACCTGTAAGGATAAAACCAACTTTACGCTTTCTGAAAAAATATATGCATTCTCGTCAATACCTTTTGACAGTGTTTTAAATTCCATTAGGGAAACAGATGCGAGCAATATCAGGATCACCGATGATGGGGCAGTGAGGCTGGCAAGTATAGATTGGGATAACATCACCGTTTATCCCTACATTTCCGAAATAGATTATATCCCCACCGAGATAGCAACAAACCTGACAGTCAAGGCGAGAGTCTACGCCAAGATGCTTGATGATGAGGGAACCGATACCGACATTGACCCATACATACTATCAAGGTCGAGCGTTAAAGGCTCATTCTGGAAGAAGTTTGTCGCTCGCAATCCAAATTATAAAGGTCGAAAGCTTGAAATATATGAGGGCTTCCTGGGTGATGCAATATCCGATTACCAGCAGAAGTTTGTCGGCACAATCAAAAACATCACCATAGATACGAGCGGTGTAAAGCTAGAATGTGATGACACCCTTTACGCCCTTGAAGAAATAACGATACCTCAAAAGATTGACTGTAAGATTGTTGCCGATCTTACCGCAACATCCTCGCCTATTACCCTGGACGCCATAGACGACAACCTTGATACTGATGAGGGTTATGTCAAGATCGAGGATGAAATAATCTATTACAGCGGGGTCAACACCACCACTCATCAGATAGGCACGACCTCCATGACTAGAGGTATGTTCGGCACGACAGCAGCAGTGCATAGCAAGGACGAGAAGGTTACAAAGGTCAGGTACTACACGGGCAACCCCATTGATATTTTAAAGAACGATATGCTTACGGAAGATGCTGATATATCGTCTGTATACATTGACTCTTCGGCTTTTTCCGCTGCTAAGACTTACCCAAGCACCGACATTAATTATACAGGCGTTATCACCGAGGACAGTGAGGCAACGCTTAACGATCTTGTCTTTGAAATCGCCGACCTACTCGATTGCAAAATATGGGTTGCCGAAGATTTAAAGATCACCATCAAGCGCAATCTCCCGAATGAACCGGATAGGGTATATGGAACCATCACGGACGATGCAAATGTAATCATTAAATCGGACGGTGTCGATCTCAATGAGGAATCACGCAAGACGAGGATGGTAGTCTACTGGAACAAGTCTGCACTTGGCGCAGCCGATGAGCCGGACAGTTACGGGAGGCAGACCATATCAATCAATGCTGATGCCGAGACTGAATACGGCGATGTTCAGCAGATGGATGTCTTTTGTCGTTGGGTGAGTACGCAATTTTTACAGCTTGAAACGGCGGAGCAGTACATCAAAAATCAATCTGCGAGACGATTACTTAGAATGCATGATGCGCAGCCTATCTTAAAGTATAATCTTGAAATAAAAGACTCCGAGTTAAAGACAGGGGACTTTATCAAGCACTCAGTCGATACCCTGCTTGATGTCAACGGCGACCCCTTGGATAATGTCATATTTCAGCTTATCAAGCGAGAAGATAAAGGCACGCTAATTAATATATGGGCTATCAGGCTTTCTAAATATCCGTTCTGCTTTATCGCCCCCGATGCAACGCCCGCCTATGACAGCGCAACGGACGCAGACAAGGAATATGGATTTATAACCGAGAATGACGGGACGATAAATGACGGCCCAGGATACTACATCTATTAGGAGATAAGACATGCCATTTACCTCAATTACAACTGCCGACATACAAGTTAAAAAGCCAGTCAAGCAGGAGTTAATGCAGACCATTAAAGACGATCTGGATTACTTCAACACTCAGGCATACGATCTTTTTGTCCTTCCCAACGCATCATTTGAGATTGATTCAGACTCTGACGGAACGCCTGATAGATGGAATCTTTATTTGTACCCAGGCGGGACGGCGGCAAGGACTGACACAGATCAGACACATGGGCTTTACAGCATGAAGTTCACGCATCCTGGGGGGCCTGGCAATGGCGGAGGGTATCTATACTCTGATTATGTCCAATGCTCGCCCTTGTGTGCCTATAATGTTGCGCTATCAATAAAATGTTCAGTGGCCGGAATGTTTAATTCTGTATCGGTTTGGTACTACGATAAGGATCAAGTCTATATCAGCCTAGATTATATCTACGCATCATCGGCAAATCCTACCTCATGGACTCGGTACGTGGGATGGGTCAATCCTCCTGCAACAGCGAGATATATGAGAATTTATGTCGTGGGCGGAGTGCCTGACAATATCGGACTTGGAACGGACGTGGCGGGAGATATTTATTTCGACAACATACTCTTAAAGGAGATGGCAATGAGTTATGTAGCAGGAGATGTGGTAGTTGGCATGAGCGTTGGGGAAGTAGAGACAAGAAGCTCTGCTGACTACGAGGAAAAATTAAGATTTACTTTGCCTGTAGGTGGTTCTCTAAAGGTAAGGTTTTCGCTTAAATGCTCTACTGCACTGGGAACGGCATATGGACGTATTTATAAGAATGGTGTAGCCGCAGGAACCGAACGCACTGAGGGTGATGCTAAATGGGTTACATATTCTGAAACATTCACTAGTCTTATTGCAGGTGATTATTTATCTCTCTACATGAAGGTGAGCGACAATAATTATGACTCGGTAGCTCGCGCTTTCTCTATCTGCTCTAACACTCCCGCAGAACTTATGCTCTGGGCATCGGAAATGGAGGACCTCACTTAATGGCATATAAAAAAGTATCAGACATAACGGAATACCTTGACGAACTACCAGAGGCTACACAGGTTGAGGTAGAGATCCCTTCCCTTACTGTGGGCGACAGAAGCAGGCGAGTACGCAAGCATCAACTACAACAAAGTGGAATCCTTCCGGTGCAATATACATGGGCGGAATCCGCCACTATGAAATCTCCTTCGTCAAATGCCTCGATAACAATTTTTGGGGAATCGTACGCAATCAAGCAAGGCGGAACTTATTATGTGTTTTACGAGTATTATGTCTCAGGTCCTCCCTACGATTGGCGCATAGGGTTAGCCTATACGACAGACCCGACAGACTCTTGGACGCTGGTTGAACCACTGATAAGCGGCGACACTGTAGATCACGGGGGCGGTGCTACCGCTAATCCCGATTATTATGGGGTCGCTGATCCGTGTGTGTTGTATATCCCTTGGAGCGAATACAAGTGGCACATGTGGTTCGACATGTCTAAAGATGCCACTAATTTGGGATGGACAATAGGCCATGCTTATACCAATGATCCGACAGGGGCTTGGATTAAGCAAATGGACGGGGACTTGACGGCTGTAGTCATAGGCACGGCGGCGCATCAGCTAGAGTTTGACGGATGGAGTAATGCAATGCCAGGACACGCCCCAGAGTGTTTCTTATGGGGAGGGGTAGTTCATTGTATAGCTAACGTGTGGGGAGCTGGGCATACGCAATATGATCCGATGCTTTATATTGCATGCGACAATCAGGGTATTGGGACTCAGTTCAAGGCACATGGTCCGGTTGCTATTGACACATCCATAGATAAGAATAACGCAGAACGATTGCAACCCATTCTTCAGTATGGGAATTTTCTTTATTCAAACATCCGTGAGGAATCAACAGGCAGTACGGGCGCATGGGTTGTGTCCGGTGACGGTGGTAGATCATGGCAACAGATAGGCGTAACGGATCATAGATATAAATTCTCGGGTAAATTTATTGATGGGTCAAAGGTCTATGCTATTCAGCATGGCAAGACTGATAATGGCTACTTGTGGGTTCTCGATCTTGAAAATCTAACAGGTCACGTGGATATAGCGTCTAATGTACAGGGCGATAATGCAACAATTCCTATCATTGGTAACGTGTATCGTGGATACTACACCCAGGGCAAGCAAGCGTTTATGTATGATGGGACTTACTACAATCTAGCTGGGAACAACATAAAGGTTAAGGAGTCCACAGGAATACCCAGAATCACCACCTTACCCACATACACCGATGAGGCGGCGGCACTAGGGGGCGGGCTTGTATCGGGCGACTTCTATAAAAAAGACATGACGGGCTATTTCGCTGTCTGCGTGGTCGAGTAAAGGATAAATTATGAGCTACCTATCGAAAGAAAATTTCTGTTATGGAACACTGGCTAGCGCAATATTAAGCGCGTCTGGGGCAGGTGTGACATTTGACGTTACTCCCGATGCCGCAAGCAAGGCTCTTCCGGCCTCCAACTTTGTGATCGTATTATATGATGCTACATACAATTCAGCTTCAGAAGATGCAAATAGGGAAATCATAAAAATCACATCAAGATCGAGCAACACACTTACCATATCCGCACGGGATCAGGAGGGAACTACCCATAGTGGTGATTGGGCAATAGGGGCTAAATATGAGCTTACAATCACAAGGGGAATGCTCGATGAATATGAAGCTGGATTCCAGCCAACTGATGCAGACCTAACTGCTATTGCGGCGTTATCTCCAACCAATGATGATGTTATCCAAAGGAAGTCGGGGGCTTGGGCTAATAGGACAATGACGCAGCTAAAGACCGATCTAGGCGCTGGCGCTGCGTCAGGGCTGGCAACTCTTGATGGTAGCTCGAAGGTGGTGCAAGATCCCGCCAACGCAACATCTACAAAGACAGCATCTAAGATCCCAATCGCAGATGATAATGGATACCTAAACTCATGGATACAGGAAGCCCTTGCCACTACTGAGGGAAAGATAATGCTTGACACGATACATGCTATCATCAATCAGTCGAAAACAACAATGGACACACTTACATTAACCCCTACAAATGTCCACATGTCTTACGATGCAACTACGGCAATGCTTTTTATTGATGGAACTTATCTTGATAAATATTATGGTACAGACACAGGCTACACCCCATTCAAGTTCGAGGTCGTAGATGCTGCTGGCAAGACTGCTTATGCGTATGGTGGGGCGAAGGGAGCAGGGCTTACTTACTCAAATGAACTTTTAGATGCTTGGACAAATAACGGTTATGATACACTTACCTTATCTGGTACAAATATTACGCAAGCTGTTGAGGTTGGAGCTAATAATGTAACTTGCTATAAAAATATTGGAACAACTACAGGAAATTTAATTAAGGCTGTGGTAGGTTCATATACTTTAAATTCTGGTGATGATCCAATATTATCAGTCGGTTGTTTTAGTAATGCTTTAGCTGGAACTAGAGATTTGGTTGTTGATCCAATAACAGTGGGAACTAAATATTATACCCATGTTCACGGGTCATACGTTGGATTTAGGAACGCTATTGGCACATGTGATTGGTCGGCATCTGGAAACTCATATAAGCAAGTCACGGATTGCCCCTCAACTGGCCTTCATATGTTCACCACTAAAAATGGTACTACGAGAGGATGGACGGTAACGAGCGGTTTTAATCCAAACACAATCTCACGCATCAACATCTACAATGTAGCTCAGGCTGTTAGTTATGGGACGGTTCTTAACGCTGACAACACATTAGTAATGACAGACGGATCTGCTGCTGCTGATCTTGGCACAACGATTAACCTACCTCAATATGTTGGATCGGCAAATTATTTACTCGTAGTTGTAGATCCCACGGGAAAGCAGGCTTACGGATACATCGGGGCATTGATCTCTGGGAACAACGTCAAGATCGTATCTGCCAAGGGCGGATCAACACAAAATTGGGCGCACAAAGATGCAAGCTTCGCTGATAATAACGATCTCGGTTATTACATATTCAAGGAGTAAAGTCATTATTTATTTATAGATGATTATCTATTAACTTCATAAAAACAAAGTACCAACTTTCCTCTTGACATTTGCCCCACTAAGTATATACTATAGGTATATGCAAATTTTAAAACGGAAATGTTTGAGATGCAATTGGAAATGGATAGCTCGGAAAGAAACCATTAGAGTTTGCCCTCAATGTAAATCTCCCTATTGGGATAAGCCAAGGACAAGGAGGACAAGATGATTATCGGATTATTTTTGATGGCAGTATTTATCGGTTACGAGTTGGAGCCAATACTATGGAAGATGGCAGGTGGAAAATGACCCGCATACTGATCGCCATATCATTTATCTCGGTCATTTGCTTGGGCTTCCGTTGCTCCGGTGGTGATGATGCGGCCATGCAAAAGGCGGACGGTTATTACGTTCAGGACTATGCGGTGTGTGATGGTCAAGTGTGCCAGGGAAAAGAATAAGGAGGATGTATGTGTGAGTTTGTAAGTTGGATCGAAATTGATGGCACTAATTATTTTTTGACATCAAAAGAACTGAAAACAAAGAAGGGAAAAGAATTAAAGCAATATCTTGGTAGCAAATACTATGAAGATATTTGCGGACATGGAGCAATAGATTGGTATTTTGAATTGCATGGGGAAGGCACACACAAGGAATGCGCAGATTTTTCATCACCTAAAAATTTTCCAAACGATATCGTAAAGACTATAAAATCAGGTTCTTTTTTGGGAATTGGCATTACTAGACAAATATTAACAGGCCCTGCCTGGGCTGAATACGAGAAGATCAGAGGCACTGCCTTGGCTGAATACGAGAAGATCAGAGGCACTGCCTTGGCTGAATACGAGAAGATCTCAGGCCCTGCCTGGGCTGAATACGAGAAGATCTCAGGCACTGCCTTGGCTGAATACGAGAAGATCTCAGGCCCTGCCTGGGCTGAATACGAGAAGATCAGAGGCACTGCCTGGGCTGAATACGAGAAGATCAGAGGCACTGCCTTGGCTGAATACGAGAAGATCTCAGGCCCTGCCTTGGCTGAATACGAGAAGATCTCAGGCCCTGCCTTGGCTGAATACGAGAAGATCAGAGGCACTGCCTTGGCTGAATACGAGAAGATCTCAGGCCCTGCCTTCTGGATGATAGCAAGAGATCATAAAAACAGAAGAAAGGAATGGAGATAATCCATGCCTAAAATAATAGACGTTGACGGCAAGCCTAGCTTCCCGATGCCAAGCTGGGATGAATACGATAGTCAACCAGACCCTCACACCACGGAGTACCTTGAGGCGCAGGATGTTATAGACCATCCAATCACTTTAGCAGAGAGGCTTCAAATTGAAGTGGAGAAAAGGGAGAAGATTGTGGGGGTGATGGGATGAACAATAAAGATAAAAATAAGGGAGGAAAGTTATGGAAAATGAAATGATGGTTTACAATGCAAAACCATTAACGGCGGTGGAGATCAAGGCACAAGTCCAGATCATTCAGCAAGTGATGAAGGCTGTAATGGAGAAGGATATTCATTATGGCATTATACCCGGAACGCCGAAACCTACACTGTATAAGCCAGGATCAGAGAAGATACTTGCCACCTTTCATATTGGTGTTGACCCGGAAGAACAGGATTTATCCACATCAGATGAGATTCGTTATAGGGTAAAAGCAAAAGCTTTTTCTCAGGTATCAGGATTGCCTCTTGGGTCCGGTATAGGCGAGTGTTCATCTAATGAGGAAAAATACAAGTGGCGTAAACCTGTATGCAACGAAGAGTTTGACGAAACACCGGAAGATCGAAAGCGCATTGTATGGAAAAAGTATCAGGGGACTATACAACAGCAAAAGCAGATCAGAACTAATCCGGCAGATGTAGCAAACACAATTCTCAAGATGGCAAAGAAAAGGGCGCAGATAGACATGACACTAACCGTCACCGCAGCATCCGACATTTTTGATCAAGACCTTGAGGATTTACCGGAAGGGCTTATTCAAGGAAATGGTGAACAGAAACCACCACTAAAAGAACCACAGAAAAAGGCACCTGAGCAGGGAAGCGATAAGATATCTGAGGCACAGCGCAAGAGGTTCTACGCCATCGCGAAGAAGGCTGGCAAAGAAGATCAGGACATCAAGGATTATTTATTTGCCTCATATGGAATAGAGCATACGGCTGATATAACCAGGGACATCTATGAGGAACTTTGCGCTTGGGCTGAGGGTCGCGTACCAGGGGCAGAGGGCTAACATGGGATTGATCTTCCACGAATCAACTCACACCTATGAACTTGATGGACAGGAGTTGCCGTCGGTTACTCAAGTGCTTCAATCTGAGGGATTCATAGATGCTCGGTGGTTTACTGATTATTCCCGCGAGAGGGGAACCCTTGTTCATAGGATTATACAGTATCACCTTAATGGCGAGCTTGATGAGAATAGTATTGACCCTGCACTACATGGCTACTTCGATGCGTGGAAGAAGTTTGAAAAGGAAACAGGCTACAAAGCTCATACGATTGAAAAGCCAATGGCGAGCGAACAATACCGCTTTGCCGGAACACCGGACAATATCGGGCATCTCGTAGATGAAACATTGCTTGATGTGAAAACAGGGGCTATTTTGCCCTGGGTTGCCATTCAACTGGCGGCCTATGAGATTCTCTGTGGATCGAAAGTAAAGCGTGTAGCGGTACATCTGAAAGAAGATGGGACGTACTGCCTAAAAGAGTTCAAGAACAGGCAAGACAGGCAACTCTTTTTATCTGTCCTGGCCTGTTACCAATGGAAACAAAACAATCTAAGGAGGTAATTTTATGGGAGAGACAGCATTAAAAATAGTGGAACCAGAAGAAACAGGGAAAAAAGCCTTAACTTATTCGGAAACGATTAAAGGGCTACAGCCAATCAAAACCAACGATGAATACATTTTTATTGGCCAGTTGTGGAAAACTGGCAAAGCATTACTGGAAGAAATTAATGAAGGGTATGATAGCCTTATTAAAAAAGCGCATGAACTTCACAAAGATGCACTAGCTAAAAAGGCAAAATATTATATTCCGACTGAAATAGCAGTAAGAGATGCTAAAAAACTTCTTTCCGCCTATGATGCAGAACAGGAACGCATCAGGAAAGCAGAAGAGACAAGACTTGCCGAGATAGCACGGAAGGCCGAGGAAGATCGAATATTGGCAGAGGCCATTGAGGCTGAGAAATCCGGGGATAAGGAAACAGCCGAGGCGATCATCAAGGAAGAAGTATATGTGCCTCCTATTGTTGTACCCAAAACAACGCCGAAGATGAATGGCGGTCCGGTGTACCAGGAGCGTTGGTTTTTTGAGATCGTGGATGCTTCATTAATCCCTCGAACATATTTGATTCCAGATGAGGTGAAGATCGGCGGAGTAGTTAGGTCGTTAAAGGGCCAGACGAACATCCCAGGCATAAAGGCGTTTTCAAAAAGAGTATGACCCCTCGCACCTACATCACTTGTATTAGGTATGGCAAGGAGAAGCGCAGATGCACTCAGGTATGCGCCACTAAGTCATGCTCGAAAAGGTGCAAGGAATATAAAGCCCACACAGGGAGTCATCGACAAGATGACTAATACAAACCTCCTTTTGCTCCCTCCGCAATGGGGGGAGCTTTTTTTGAAAGGAAACAATATGACAGATTTTGAACAAGCGAAACGGGAGATAGCGAAGGATGTCCGTTTAATTGAATCATTAAGAATGTGGGAACAATTTGTCCAAGTAAACGTGGAGGGATTTTTGGAGAGACATGTAAAGATACATGCCTCAAGTTATGGCCTTGGCTAGATACCTGTCCATGTGCAGTATTTAAAAAGGACTATATTAACGAAATCATAAAAGACATCATCCGAATGCATGATGAGTGGATGCCGAAATATACCATAGACGACTCCTACATCGAGGGCAAGATATGAAGTCCGTTAATAAGAAAGAAAAGGAAAACAAGGAGGAATAAAAATGAAAAGATTATTGTTAGGAATGGCGTTAATTGGTTTAATCGGTTGCTCGGCACATCAACCGGAGAGATGGAAGTTTGTCCGCTACCTTGAGCAGAACCCATACCAGACGCAGAACTGCCTGATTATAGCGCAGAAGACAAATGCATATTACCAGACAAGGGGAATGGAAACCAGGTTTCTTACGGGCGAAGTAAAAACATCCATAGCGCATCAGTCGGGTATTATTTTACAAATGGACGGAACGATTGAGACAACCTTTACTTATTCAAATGAAAAGATAGGTTATCACATCGTATGCCAAGTCTTAAAGCACGGCAAGTGGCATAATACCACATGGGATGAAACCTATGGTGGTGAAGCATTTATAACGCATTCAAAAGTACATTGGATTGGTGAGCCAAGGGTCATCTCAATAGGTGTTAACCAATGACCCACACAACCCACAAGGACATCGTTGTCCTGGCGATAATAATCGTCATACTTGTGGCATCCCTGGCCTTATTAGATCACCACAGAATGACCGAAGATGGCAATGCGATGAAGCACAATCTGGCAGTCAAACGGATGATAATGGAAGATCACAAAGGTAGATTCACAATCTGCGAGAATGGGTATTGCGAAACATGGGAACGCACGGGTGAGGCATGGGTAGAGGAATGAGGGAGATGGAAGGAGTAATGCTATGGATTTAACGGTAAGATTTATTGTCCAAACGTGCATTTATGTGGGTTGTGGTATGTCCTGGGCGCAGCCAGAGGAATTTAACATAGAAAGGAAAAAAGACCACGCTACCTTTTATTGTCCGAATGGTCATGGGCAGTGTTATCCCGGTAAATCAGATATTGAGACCCTAGAAGAAAATCTTGCAAACGTAAAATCAGAACTACACCGAGTCAAGTATTGTGCTGAAGAAAAGAAGCGCAAGATCACTGCACTCAAAGGCGTCATCACAAAGATGAAGAAGAGGTAGGCTATGGAGAGGTGGCGGAATTGGTAGACGCTAGACATACAGATAGTAAGACACGCAATGCTTATAATGGAGTGGAGCGAAAGCTGAGAAGCGTTGAAGTTATAAGCATGGAGAATTTGTCGAAATCTAGATGCTTTACCCGTGCAGGTTCGAATCCTGCCCTCTCCCCCAAATAAAGAAGGAGGAATAAGATGAAAAATAGGGATTTATCACAGGCAGATTTCTTTATTAAGCTATGTGAGAAACATGGAATTAAACCAACGAAGAGACAGGCTTCCAGATACCAAATGAAGAAAGGTTCTTTATATAAGAAAGAAAAAGGCTTACTCCCATGACCTCCAATCCTGATCGAGACAAGCGAATCATCAAAGGTGTGGGGCTTGAGGTAGTGGGTCAGTTTGAAGAAAGGAGATTGTTTTAATGCCTAGTGGACATAAACAAATCTGTATAAAAGTTAATGCTTGGGTAGATGAAAAAGTAGCTCCCATTATAGAAGCATTGGCGCTAATAGATGGTTTAGAATCATTTACAAGTTGTCAGGACTGGTTTCCTGATGTTGGATTTGCACATATAGAATTTTATTATGGATATGGTGACATGAAAAAAAATTGGAAAGTCCTTGGTTTTCTTTGTTCAAAAATTTCCGAAGCATTTAGAGAATATAGTGTTAGCTATATTTATACGGGTTTTCATTGGTGGTCTGATAATGATATACCTGCTGGATATATAATTGTTAAACCAAAAGATATCGAAAATATAGTAAGAGCAATTCAAAAATTAGCTACCACCATAAGTTTGAGTGAGAGTATGACATTGTGTGCATAGGGCTTCACCATTTGAAGCGACATCTTTTCCACCAGAGCTAACAGCAACTATATGATGTGCTTCCCAATTGCCATATCTGGTAAAAGTATTGGAACACCGTCCTCCGTGATGGGGAGCTGTTGTGATTCCTTGATGTTGGCGATTACATTGACATCGTCCTCCTGAATTTTTGAAAATTTCATCTTTTACAGCTTCGGAGAAAGCCATACAGGACACCTCCTTAGTATTTTTCGTAATGTAATGTTATAAATATAATTCCATAATTATAAAAATCAATACCCTTTATTTGAGTAAATTCAATATCTCATCAATACTCCAAACATGATCAGTAGCATTTGCAGCCATTGCAGGTGTGATTCTCAGTGACTGGTGAATCCTGCAAAAATTGTAATACATGAAATGAAGAGCTACGGCATACTCAAGGTTTTCTATCTTCTTGGAGAATGCATTGGTCAATCTTGTGAATCTTCTCATACTCATTCGCATTGTCAGGTTTTGGCGCTCTACATAGCTTGTTGATGTATGGCTTGAATCAGGGTTGCCATGAATTTTTACTTTTCGTGATCCTATGCAATGGGGAGGGCTGTATCTGATATCTTTTTCTTCTCTCTCTACGCCATACAATTTAACAAGCTGACTAAAATCAACCTCAGAACCAAATGCATGTTCAACTGCATCTATATACATTCTGTGTCCGTCTGTAGTTATCTGGACTTTATTATTAAGACGCTCGGCCAAGTCTTTCATAAATATTTTTGCACAGGTCAAATCCCTTTTTCCTATGAACCATGCCGGAACAAGTTTAGAGTCAGCGCATATTGCTGTGAATGTCCAAACATCACCATAACCATACTGACCTTGTTTGTCCTTTGGTACATTCTTATCTTTAGCGTAGCAGAATGACCATATTTCATCACATTGAATTCGCTTGCAATTAAGATTACGAAAAGCCATATTTTGGTATTCAGCGCAAGCTTTACCAACATCAGCCAGTAGCTTTAAAACTGTTCCTTTTGCTACTCCCGTCATACGGCATGTGGATCTAATAGAATTTCCCTCAACCAAAGAACTGATCACCTGAACCTGTTTTTCTATATTTAATTTATTCATATCTATAATATACTTGATCGCTCAAGCATTGTCAAGTATTATTTTTTAATTTAATGGACTACGATTTTATTTTTTACTTGACATATTAGTCCAAAGCATGATAACTAGCTGTTATCATTATTGTAGGAGTGGAATACCAATGGCAGATTTAGAGCGTGATTTCGTCCACTTGGCCAAATTAGCATTGAGTGGCCATCAGCAGGATGTGTTGTTATTAATACGAAGAGCTCTTCCTGGAATAGCAAGGAGTCGCCCCGAACTCGCTACAGAATTGGGGTCTCTGGTAGCAGGATCAGGTAATCCTGATCGCGCGAAGACAGTTAAAGAGACAATCCCAGTAGATCTAGACTCTAGGCTTGAATTACTACGACTAGAGGAACATCCCGTCATGCCGGTAGAACCTACCTGGTCTGATGCGATTAGTAAAGAACTCATCCAAATATGTCATGAGCGGTCTCAAATAGAGCGTCTAAATGCTGCTGGAGTTTTGCCCACTCGGTCCATGCTTTTCGTGGGCCCGCCAGGAGTTGGGAAAAGTCTTGCAGCGCGTTATTTGGCAACACAATTACAGCGATCGTTGCTTATCTTAGACCTTGCGGCGGTTATGAGCAGTTTTTTGGGTCGTACGGGAAATAATATTCGTGCGGTTTTACAATTTGCTCGGCAGCAGCCGTCGATCCTTCTTCTTGACGAATTTGATGCTATTGCAAAACGGAGGGATGATTCTGCTGAAATCGGGGAATTGAAGCGACTCGTCACAGTACTACTTCAGGCTATAGATGATTGGCCACCCTACGGCATTCTCATTGCGGCTACGAATCATCCCGACTTGCTCGATCCGGCAGTATGGAGACGCTTCGAGCGAGTTCTAAGCTTTGATCTTCCTGATTTTGAGCAGGCAAGGAAGGCCATAGAGGTGGCTTTACCCTATCAGCAAAATATGCTGCCAAAAACAACGGTGGCCCTCTTGTCCCTACTCTTAACGGGGCAATCGTTTGCTGATATAGATAGAGCTATTACCACTGCACGTCGCGAGTCAGTAATCAGAGATATGCCACTTCCTCAGGTCCTTGATCAACTAAACAAATCTTTACTAGAGAAGCTAACCCATGACCAGCGTATTAAGCTTGCCGTATCGATGTGCAAAGAAGGTTTTACTCAGCGCGAGGCACAATCCATTACAGGGGTGTCAAGAGATACTATCCGCAGCCGTTCCGGAGAGGAATCAAACAATAAATGAGGAGGTAAAATGCAATGGCCCGTAAGCATAACTTTCTTTTGGGTAATGGAGAAAAGTTAACCGGGGCTGTGCCCTTCATTGCGGGTGGTGGCCCTAAGTTTCCGCCTTATAATTTGACAGAGGCCACATCGAGATTCAAAAATCGGATACACGAGATTAGCTCTGAGGTGCGGCAATTGCCACCAGAAGCCTGCCCTGGAGATGAGGCTGTGTTATCGGTCACAATGCACCCACGTTACGTTTCAAAATCAGATTTTCCAACGAGACTCTTTACAGCATTGGGGTTGCGTTCAGTAGGTAGTCGAATGGCCCGGATCAAACCAGACAAGTGGGGCATCAGAAAACACCCCTCAACAGAAGTGCTCACCGAAGAAATCTTCGTTGCTGGTCCACGAAAGCGCATCTTGCGGTTGGAGACAGCGGTTGATGAGCTTAGCACAGATTTAAATACGACAGAACACCTGTTACATATAGAAAAGATTTCATTCCAGCACCCAACAGAAAAGCTGAAGAACCCTCCTGGCAAGAAACCCGGATGGATGGAAGTCGTTTTGCACAATAAGTCTAGTATAGATGTACTAGCTGCATTTTCAAAATTTGCAACAAGGCTAGGTGCAACTGTAGACGTAAAGAGAAGACGTGATATCGGCGGTCTAACATTTGTGCCCGTTTCTGCTAACGGCCCTATTTCTGAGCGCATTGCTCAGTTCTCTTTTTTACGCGTTGCCAGATCGATGCCTACATTGCGTCCCTTTAATCCGAGTTTACTCCGTGCTATAAGTAGAGAGAAAGCCGTGCTTCCCTCTGGTGGCGTTGCCTCTGTGGAATTTCAGGCGCTAATTTTTGATGGTGGAATCCCGAAATCGACTCTTCGAAGGAAATCCCGATGGCGGTCCATCTGATACAACGAAGTACGCGCTGATTGTTACTGTGAGAGCCAAAAAGATGCCAGATTTATATAGCGCGGTAGTTCGAACGTACTCACAGGTTCTGATCCCTCTTCGTCCAAAGCTGCGTATTCAGGTCTAGTTGCGCTTCCAGCGGGTAAGCGCAGCTTTTCTTGCGATTTTTTTTCGTTGCTCCGGTGTTAATTTCTCAGCCCTAGCTTTTCCACCTTTGAGTCCGCCGAGTTTTCCGAGAGCAACAGCCGCAGGGTTTTTTCCATCAATGGTTGTACTTTTCTCTTTCTCATCTCCTGTAGCCTCTTGCATGATCTGGTGCGCGAGTAAGTTGGGATCATTAGGTCTTTTTTTAGCCATACCCTAGTACTAGCATGACTGGTCAAGCATGGCAAGATCATAAAATTTCAAACTGACCCACTACCTGAATAATGCTTGACTTTATAATACCACTCGTGTATCAAATAACTATGAATAGGGATAGCTATTCAGAAAATACTTTGAAGCAAGTGTCCTCACCATTAGATGAGCATGGGCAATCTATGCTTAGAAGAGGCTATCCCCTCGCTAGTGGTGAGGGTTCTTGCGTTAAGGGAGAATATGTGAAAGAGGCTTGGAAAGATGTTGAAGGTTATGATGGTATTTATCAGGTAAGTAATAAAGGGAATATTAGATCGTTAAAGAGATATATCTATCATAAGAATGGAGCTAAACACATCATCGAAGGTCAACTATTAATTCCATATATTACAAAAAAGGGATATAGGCAGATAAAATTATGGAAAAATAACAATGGAATAGGATTTAAATGTAGTAGATTGGTAGCTAAAGCATTTATTCCTAATCCACTCAATCTACCAGAAGTCAATCATCTTAATGCTAGCAAAGTTGATAATAGGGTAGAAAACTTAGAATGGTGTACAAGATCACATAATATAAAACATTCATTTATACATGGAACAAGAAAATGCTACGGAGAACATCACTCTCAATCAATATTAACCGATTCAGATGTTTACTATATCAGGGAAATGAAAGATCAGAAATCCATCAATGAATTTGCCAAGATGTTCAGAGTACATAAAGCAACAATTTGGAGCATACTAAATAATAAAAACTGGAAACATCTTTTAGAAGTGGAGGAGAAGAAACCATGAGTAAAGATGATTTTATAGAAAGCAAGATGGCACAGGAGTGGAATAGATATATGTCCATTGAAAAAGGAATACGACTGGATATGAAGTATGCAGGTATTGCAGGGATTAAAGAAGAAAATACTCGCACATACCCAAAAGAGGTCATTAAGTTGGTAGAGGTTGCAGAAAATATCAAAGATCACCCCGATATGGATTGGAGAGAAGAATTAGAACAGGCACTCAATCCTTTTGAAAGAGATAAAGATGCCTAAGTATAGACAGTGTGATGGGATTAAACAAACTGGATACTGGAAGGGTTACAGATGCGGAGCAGTAGCAAAATATAAATACGGTAAATTATATTACTGTGCCAATCATTACGTCACAGCCACACAAAAGGAAAGCAGAAAGGAGAGAAGGCATGAGCGAACTTAAGGCTTGTCCGTTCTGCGGGTTTACTATAGTAATCGGAGTATTTATCACTCCATATAGGTTTAGATGTATGTGTTCTAAATGCGGATCAATAATCACAAAGGATACCAAGGAGAATGCAATAGAAGCGTGGAACACTCGCACATATCCACCAGAGGTATTGGAGCTAGTCAGGGTGTGTAAAAATTTCCGTGAAAGCTATTGTGATTCATTAAACTTAGCAGCGAGAAGAAATATTGATGAGGCACTCAAGCCTTTTGAAAGGGAGGAAGGGGAATGAGAAAGATTTATCTACAAATGGATGGAAATCAAATTTGTGCAACGTGGGACGATTTTGATTGTTTAGCGATATCTCCAGCTGGATTTGGAGATAATATAACACAAGCAGTAGTAAGTCTTATCAATGAAACAAAAGCTTATGAACTAAACAAGATTATACGTAGTATAGAAAATGAAGGATTTTTGAAAGAGAGGGACGATCATGGATGAATACTCACCCGCAGAAAACTTTATGATTATGTGTATAACGAGAGAACGAGAGTGTACTCCTGAGAAATGCTTAAAGTGTGGTTGGCTGAGGGATGAAGTTAGAGAAAAGCTCAACAAGGAACAAGACGAGTGGATGAAAGGGAGGGAAGGGAAATGAAGCTACCAAGAAAAGAATTATGGAGATTATATAATCAATTACTTATGGCCGTTGCAAGCAAGTATCCCAATGAAACACGCCATGAAACAGCCCTGAAATATATAAAAGAAGCAGAGCAAAGTAGAAGTGAAGGAACAGAGGTAAAGGAGGCCGTATGACTGATTACAAGTAGCTAAATTATTGAAGCTAGAACCATCTTTAAAAATTAAAATCAACAAGGACTAGCCATGTGGCACGGAGAGCATAAAGGAGGGTAAGATGAAAAAGGGTGACTTAGTTGTTGTTTGTATGGCAAGAAATGATTGTTTTACTTTTCAAAAAAGTTGTAGGTTTAGTGCATATATAAAAGAAGTCCCAGGATTTTATGAGGTTGGTGATCTAACTTGGACACTAGACGTGGATGGAAACGAAGTAATGCTAAACCCTACTAGCAAGGATTTCATTGGAATGGAGTTAAGGAGGCAATAATGTACATAGGATACCATAAAGGAATAAAGATCGTCTTTACTGACGAAGATATGAAGGGGTTGAGGGAAAGATGGTCGAGCAATCGTGCGTATGAAATTTGGTGTCCATTATGTAAATCCGGTAGGCCTTGTTATGAATGTCCGGTTGATAATATTGGTGGAATGGATTGTTTGGATCTAAGAAGTTCCATAGCGAATTGTAATTATGGATCAAATCAATACGCCCAGAACATCTATAACTGGCTGATGACGTTTAAACATCTGGAGGAATAATGAAACAATACATAGAGGAAGTATGAGTGAAATTAAAAATTGTCCGTTCTGTGGAAAGGACTCTGAATGGCATAGTCTTGTTGACATGAGAGGAATAGTCAAATGGTCTCTTCAATGTGCAAATATAGATTGTGAAATGAGACCTTATACGGAGCATTATGAGGATAAGAACAAGGCTGTTACCGTTTGGAACACTCGCACATACCCAGAAGAGGTCAAGGGGTTGGTGAGGGTGTGTCGATCTCTTATAGATAAGGCAAGTTATGAATATAGTCTACCTTCAACTATCAACGATGCAATATTAAATATCGAAGATGGAATCGTACCATTTAAGGAGATAGTATGACAAAAGAATTAAATTTAAAATATAATAGAGAGCCTGTATGTCCCTACTGTGGGGATATACTTACAGATGCTTGGGAAATGAATCTAAGGGATGGAGAATCTGAAGATGTTACCTGCGGAAATTGCGATGAAGAATTTAAAGTTACATGCTCTATAGATGTTACATACGACACCGAAAAGAAGGAGATTGTATGACATACATACTAATCGCAGTAATTATCAGCCTAGTGATCGCAGCATGGTATTGGGGAAAGAGGCAATACAAGAGAGGCGTAGAACAAGAAAAAAGATGCTGGATAGCACATTCTTACAGTAATTCCACTTTAGAGCGTGACTATGGGTTTTACAGGGTATTCCGTTATAAACGCAATGCCTACGCCACGAAGCCCAGGAAGGCCAAGGTGACACCATGACCGACCTCCTAGCTGCATGCTGGAACGATACCCCTTCTAAATACAAACCCCACAAGCTCACAGAGAGGCACAAGCGCATGTTGGAGAAGGGTAAGGCTATGGCGAAGAGGAAAAAGGCCGCTATTACCCACAGGGGTAAGCCAAAGAATGCAGCCACGTGTAAATTAAGCGGCAAAAATGGGCATACCAGCGATCTAAAGATGATCGGAATGCTGTGTCTGAGTGACATGAGGTATGATCCATGAAAGAAGCTGATCTTTACAAGCAGATGATTGATGCAGCGTCTTATCTCGGATTCAGGCTGCAAAGAATAAACTCAGGAAAGATTCGTGTTGGTAAGCGATGGGTTCACCTAGCTAAAGAGGGAACGCCCGATCTTATCGGGTATTCAATAACGGGAAAATATACGGCAATAGAAGTTAAGCTGCCGGGCGAAAAACTAAGGCCGGAACAGCAGGATTATTTAAGGGATGTGGAGTTGCGTGGCGGTATCGGGATCTGTGTAAGCTCGGTTGAGGGGTTAATTGAAAACCTCAAAAAGAGGAGAGTGTAATGTTCAATATGAGAAAAATAATGATTGTTCTTGGCATTCTATGGGATTTATTAGGAATTTGTATATTCATTATTACCAACAACAGTGTGGCACTTCTTCAGGCATCGGCATATTCCCTTGGTCTTTTTATAGCAATGCTAATTATCAGGGAAAGTTAGAGCGATGGGAAAGCCCCCGGAAGAGTGCATCTATTATGGGTAACGATAGATACAAAACGATACACGCAATTCAAGGGTTGTGTCTTTTCTGTAGTCGAAAGGTGAAACCGGGAAAGAGATTATGCCCTATACACAACCAAAACAATATAGATGCGAATAAGCGTTTAAGGATAAGAAGGGTTGAAAATCATCAATGTGTAGTATGTGGTAGATCCCTTGATGTTCTTGGGATTACGGATCGCAAGTCTTGTCCATTATGTAGCCATAAGAATGCTCGGGAATTAAAACCTATCAAGAAAAGGAGAGTGTATGGAATATATAATCAGGGAAGTTAAGCCGAACCATACAGTAAGACTGATCTCTTGTACTCACGGAGGGACAGTATTCCAGCACACAGAGGGAATTAATGAGCTTATTGAAGAGGTGGCCACTACAAAAAATGATTATTTACTACATCATGGAGATTGGATAGATGCTCTTATGGCTAATGATAAGAGGTTCTGCTTGGAGGGATCGGATAAGACTACGCCGATTGAACAAGCAAAGAGGGAAGCTAAGAGATTTAAGCCTATAGCTAAGAGGATGATTGCAGGACTTATCGGAAACCATGAGTTTACACTTATCAACTATGGAAACCTTGCTAAACTTATCTGTGATGATTTAGGTATACCATATGGCACCTTGTCATGCGTAGTTGATATGCAGTACAAGGGTAAGACTATGTATAAGATATTTGCCACTCATATGCATAGGGAATTTTCTGGTATAGCGAAAGATCCTGAACAGAATTTAGCCAATAGGAAGGCTAAGGCTAAACAGTACTTAAAGGATCAAGTCAGTGATTGTTGTATTATGAGTTGGGGTCATCCTCACCAACTTGCGATATGTCCTCCAAGCCATAAACTCATCTTAAATACTGCGGATACATATAAAGATTGTGTGCATTCTTCATACTCGGATGATGCAGGAAATCTTCACCAAGTAGGTGATTTCATTCCAGAAGATAACCGTTATTACTGTGTAGTGGGAGGATTTTATAAACTATATAGTCGTGGCCTAGTAAGTTATGCGGAAATGAAAGGATTAAAGCCTACCGATCTTGGTCATGTTAAGATAAACGTCAATGACTGTATAATAACTAGTGTTGAGGCTATAAGGTGCAAATAGTTGACAATAAAAACAAACGATTGGTTGAGGATAGGTTGATGATTGCAATGTCACAGTAAGGTGTAACAGTAGAAAGGAGTTAGTATGAAATATAAAGTACAAATATATTTAGATGATGGTAGGGTTTATTCTTATTACGTAACTGGTCACGATAAGGTAAGAGAACACATGCACGCAATTATAACTTACGGTTACAGGCATAACGATGGTAAGACATTTGAATATTATCCTGTTCATCGGATAGTAAAAGTAAAATGTGATAAAAAAATACCGACAAAATATAAAGATCAAGTATCTGGAACATAAGAAAGGAGTCAATATGAAAGTAGGAGATAAGGTAAGGGTTGAGTGTAAGGGGGAATGTCATACTATGGCATCTGGAATATCTGGTTTTGGAATAATTGAGGACACGCTTGAGGGGAAGGAAACAAATTGGGATTATGGTGTAAGATTTGATGATCATCAATATTGGATGCATAGCAAGGAATGCTTAACCGTAATAAGCGAAGTAATACCCACAGTCCCCGATAATAGGTCACATAACCTACCTTATGGGTCATTACAGAACGTGTTGGATGAAGCATTTAAGCAGGCAGCGGAGGGCAAAGGTAAGGAGCGACACGCCAACGATGATAAGTATGAGGATCAGATCATGTTTATTATCGAAAAGCTTGATCTTGGTTTCATGCGATCCCAGGCCATTAAGAAGATTATTGAAAGCAAAAGGCTTATTGACATAGGGAAAAAGGAACAAGCTGTGACGGATTTACTAGGTGCGATAAACTACATAGCCGGGAAGATAATTGAGGTAGAAAAATGAAGAAACAAAAGACGCTGGGAGATAAGGTAATTGAGGCTGCACGTAAGGCAGAGAAGGAATGTTTGGATAGGATAGAGGATGAGCGAAAGGGTGTGACCACGGAAGAGTATAATGAAAAGAAAAATGAAGATAGGTGTTGACAGTTAAATAAGGGGGAGTATATATGATAAATATGGTAGAAGTGGTAAACATCGAATTATCAATCTTGAGTGTTTTGAGCGGTGCCTTATGCGCATGGACAACCATGCCTGGTCTTATCAGCCAGTACCATCATAGGGTGCCGCTCAAGGCAGTTAAGAGGTGATGATGAGTAAAAACCCTGCATTTCAATTCTATCCCTCAGATTGGACTAGAGACCTTGATGATCTTGACCTTGAAATTGAGGGGGCATGGATAAGAATTTGCTGTAGATTGTGGTGGTCAGATATTCAAGGAGAAATGACCAAATCATTAAGGGAATGGAGTAATATTTTACGTAAAAATAATCAAAAAACGATTAAAATTTTAAAAATTTTGATCGAAAAAGGTGTAGCTGATGGTACTATTTTCGATGCAAAAAAAATAACAATTATCAATAGGCGCATGACAAAGGATAGGGTGTTAAGAGAAATACGAAAAGAGAGTGGAAGTTTGGGTGGTAATCCCAAGCTCACAACATATTATAATAAACCAGGTTATGTATATGCAATAAAAAACCCAGAGAACGGCCAAGTAAAAATAGGTATTGCAATTAACCCAACGAATAGATTGAATAAATTAAAATATAAAATAAATAATTTATTGGAAATAGTAGTTTGTGTTTATGTCGATGACATGGGATTAACAGAACAAGAATTACACACAATGTTTTACCATAAAAAAGTCATGGGAGAATGGTTCAATCTTGATGGGTCTGACATTATTTTATTAGAAAATACCCTTAAGGGTAAAGATAAGGGTAACTTGAAGGGTAGCTACAAGGGTCAAGTAACCAAAAGTGTCGTTATTCATACTTCATCTTCATCTTCATCTTCAAAGAAGAATATATATACGGCTGAATTTTTAGAGTTCTGGAAGATATATCCTAAAAAGACCGGAAAGGATGCAGCCTGGAGAGCATGGAGGGCTAGAAATGGATCAAGACCTAAAATAGAAATAATACTTGAGACCATAAAAATCCAAAGTAAAAGCCCTCAATGGAACAAAGATGGGGGTCAATTTATACCAAACCCAAGTACGTGGATTAATCAGGGTAGATGGGAAGATGAGGTAAACGAACAACAAAAAGAAAAATCCCTGGCAGAAATGATCTTCGAAGATCAAAAGAAGGGAGGATATTCGGATGTTCCAATCTAACAATTTAGATCCTATGTGGTTTGAAAACATTATGGAGCGCCTTTGTATTGCTAAGCTCAAACCATTCGACCAGAAGCGCAAGGAACAGCTTAAAATCTACTATGAAAAATGCAAGTGGATGGATAAGGTTGTGCTTGAAAAAACTATTGAGCACTTAATTGAATCCACACCCGAACACACATTTCCCACGTTGGGTCAGCTAAGGACATCATACCGGGATTTTGAGTATCAGGAAACTGGTACAGCTATCATATCAGGGAAGTTCAAGGATCTATCTAGGGAACCAAAAGCATCACTCTCTGAACTCCTTGATGGCGAAGAAGAGATTGAACAAAAATATAAGGCTGGAAAGATAGGTAAAAACACCTACGACTCAATGCTGGCATTGGTTAAGGCTAGGTTTGATTATGATTCAAAGCAGAGCAGGGGCAAGTCATTCACGCCTAGTTTTGGTAAAATTATAACAGGGAGTACAATTTTAAGGAGGATACATGGCTGACAAAAGATGCAGCGAGTGCGGAAAGGCTTTATCGGTGTATAACAAATCAGGTAAGTGCTGGTGTCATGGGTATATGAAGGATCACAATTTCCGTAAGGTAGACATACACGCAATAGTAGTAATGACACAAGCACGGACACGCAAGGCGCAGGCTGCGCAGTAGAGGTAAATATGGTTGACATTGTTATCGTGCGCTATGGTCTACCGGAAATTGAGGACAAATGCATACAGAGGGTTAAGGACAATACTACATACCCGTACAAGCTGACAGTCATTGACAATTTTCTAAATAAGGAATCCCTGAGTGTGATCTGGAACAGGTGCATTGAGCAGACGGATTGTGACTTCCTGTGTTTTCTTAATTCAGATGCTTTTGTTTACTATGGCTGGCTTGAAGAAATGATGTCCGCTTTTGATGATTCTAAAGTCGCAGGTGTGGGACCATCAGGCAACGGCATAGGCGGCATACAGAGATCTATTGATACTTATGAAACAGCCCTTAAGTGTAAAGGCAAGTATCAAGAGGTTCAGTATATATCTGGATGTTGTCAGTTAATCAGGAAAGATCTTCCCTTCCGTTATCCAGAAGAAGTGCCCTTTTACGGAAATGATGAAGCGTGGGATGTCCTTGCCAGGCGCAATGGGTACAAGCTGATATGGGCGAAAGGTGCATATCTTGATCATATTGGAGAGGCATCTTCTAAAAAACAAGGCACCAGGGATAAGCTGAGAGCGGAAGGTCTTGAATTATACCTCAAATGGCTCGTGCCTGAAATACCGATTTTGTTTATCACCTACAACCGGATAGCCTATACGAAACAGTCCCTATACAGCCTGACTAATAGTGATGCTGGTAATATTTGGATAGTGGATAACGGATCGTCCGATGGCACGCGTGAATGGCTTAAAACATATAAGCACGAGAAGGTTAACAGGATTATCTTCAACGATAAAAACCTTGCAGTATCCGGCACAATGAACCAATTTTTCGAGGAAACAAAGAACGAAGAATTTGTGGCTAAGGTTGACAATGACACCATAGTTAAGCCCAATTGGTTGACAAATCTAACCCGTAAATCCCTGCAAACAAAAATAGACATTATCCAGACGAAGCACGCAGTATGGAATGATCAGTATGCAACATTCGATGACTGGATGAAGCATCTCAAACAGCACCCGGGAGATCCGAGCCTGTACTACAACGATTTTGTCGGGGGTTCAGCAATAGTAGTCAGGCGCTGGGCAATCAAAATTCCTATCGAAGAAAAGAAATGGGTGTTAGGGGGATGGACGGAATACCAGCGTAAGCATCCAGAACTTAAAAAGGCGTTTTGTTCATCAGAAGAAGTGGTCTTACTTGATATGCTAAAGGACAACGTGCCTGTTCATGCTGATTACCCTGAGTATTACAAAAAAACCGGAAGATATGAAAAGACGGTTAAGGTAGCAGTCAGGGGTGTTGAGGATTCATTTCATAAGATCGAGAACATGATAGGCAAGCGGTTTGCGTTCACTCGATTTGGAGATGGGGAGCTTCTAATGTTCACTTACTACAAGGGGCGCAAAGACAACCAGATCCGCACCCCCGAACTACAGAAAGAGCTTATAGAATCATTCACCATCAAAGACCGCGATTACCTCATTGGCAATATTGCCGGAATGCCGAAAGAGCCTAAAGCATCAAGCGGCCTGTTTGAGCCGTTCAGAAACGATGAAGAATTAAAGCTCATCACTCGCAAATACTACGACTCAAACAAGATATTTTACAGCCCTATAATATTTCACTACCTCTACTATTTCGAGCGGACGATGTTCGATGCGTTTATGCACAACATCTTTAAGCACAAGGTGGCGTTTATCGGTGGTGAACACCTCAAAAAGATGAACAAAGAATATCCATTTAACGCATCCGTATTTATTCCCAAGGCTAATGCCTACGAAACACTGGATGCACGGATGAAGGAGATCGAGAAGGTTGCCATAGAGAATGACATAATCCTGTTGGCCTGTGGCGCAAATGCAAACGTACTGCAAAAGAGGATATGGCAAAGCGGGATCAATACCGGGACCATAGACATAGGATCGGTTGCAAACGCAATTTGCGGCGTGAATAACTGCAACCATACATGGATCAAAAAATTGGAGGCCAATAAATGAACTGGACAGGCGAAAGGGTGATACCCTTAGAAATGGATCTAAACGACCAACACCAGCAAGCCATATTAACATCGCACCTAGATAGATATAAGTTTGCTCTTGATTTCTGTATTGGTAAGTCAGTGCTGGACGCCTCATGCGGTTCAGGGTATGGGGCAAAGCTTTTATCCTCAGTGGCACGCTCTGTATTGGGCGTGGACATATCGCAAGAGACAATACACTATGCTGCAACACATTACTATGTATCAGGTGTTAGTTTTACCCTATGCGATCTTGAGAACGATTTTCCCGTAAACTATTACGACACAATCGTTTCATTCGAGACCATAGAGCATCTCATTAACCCTCACCCATTCTTAAAGCACTGCTCAGAATCATGTCAACAATTCATCTTTTCAATTCCGATGGACAATAAGAGCGAATTTCATAAGCAAGTCTACTCGGAGCCACAAGCAATGAGGTTGATAGAGACATATTTCACCGATGTTAGATACCAGAGGCAGGTCACAGGCAAGAAGCATAACTACTTTGACAGGTACACGTTTGAGCCGTTCATTGAGACCGACAAGGTATATCTGTGCGGAGTGGGGAAAGCAAGGAAGGGAGAATGAAATGGATATTTTCAGCAATAAAAGAATTAAGAAATTAGAAGAACATGTTGCCTGTCTACTGAAGCAGGTCAATAGGTTGGAGGCTGATAATGGAGTGCTTATAAACAGAATGTTGAGGCATGATGCTGTAGTACTAAAAGAACCGATATCCTTACCTACACTAAGGCTAGATCTTGATATGCTAATCGAGAAACTAGGCTATAAGATTGTTACTCTACCACCAAAAAGGGAAATAAGGAAGGGAGAATGATAGAATGAAATATAAAGAATTTTTCAAATTATACCATGATTGCTGGTTAAGATATAGAGCCTTAAAAACTCAAGAAATCTATCCAGGAGTTAAACTGGAACAACTGTACTTGGCATTTAAGGCAAGGCTTATTGATGAAGTTGTTGCTGTAGAGTCATTTGGAGATAACCTCATTAAGACAATAAAATTAAAAGATTCAAACGAGCGTGGATCAGACATGGGGGGAGATATAACTTGCAAATAAAATTAGAGATTCATAATATCAAAGCCATCAAGAAGAATTTTGACGCTGACGTTATCAAGAAGGCACAGCGCCAAGCATTCAAGGATAGCATACCCACAGTTAAGCGCGAGATGAGGTCATATCTACAGGATCGTTTTACGGTGAAGTCTAAATACCTAGCAAAGAACATCACATATAGCCCACTACAGCCTGCCGGAATACTCATCACGCTAGTGGGCAGGCCATTACAGGTAGTAGCATTCAAGATCAAGCAACTACCTAAGCAGAAGATAAGAAAGACAGGGCGCAAACTCCCACGTACAGCGAGAGGCGTAGCAATGCAGGTACGTAAGTCCGATCCATTCAAGACAGTACCAGGAGCATTTAAAGCAACCATGAAGTCAGGGCATAAGGGCGTGTTTAAGCGCATACCTAAATACAGCCCGATGCAAGTATTAAAAAAAGAGAAGATAGGAGAGCAGAGGACAGCGCCCTCAGTGGCAACGCTCTACACAAGCGCAGGGTCTATGTTTAAACTAACCAGCTCAGTACAGAAGAAATTTAAGGAAAGATTCTATCATCACTTGGCTTACTACCAGGGAAAGAAGGGGTGAAAGACAATATGCAATCAGTAATAAAACATTATGATATGGATGATATGATGCCTCTAATTAAAAAATTGAACAAAACAAAGAGAAGAAAGCCAATATCTTTAGCTAAATGGTGTAAGATCAAAATGCGAATATTGGAGGAAAATACCCTGATTGGGAACAAGGAAGATAGACATGATTAAAAACAGCTTGTCAAGTAAAATCTCAAGACTGAGCGCTCGTTCGGCGTTTGAGATAGTACTAGAGCCGATAAAATTTTTTGTTAGGTTCTTCCTGGCCCGTTCTGATACGGATAACTAGACG